TACGAGTGCCAAATGAAGCACGGGTACTCTTGCGAGGATGGGTACTCTGCCATGTGCCCATATCGTGGGACAGTGGCCTGCTCCTGTTCCCAGGCTGAGATGAGGGCCGCAACCTCCAGTCTAGTCATTACCAACTACGACAAGTGGACCTCTGCCAAGAAGTTCGGGCAGGGGATGCAGCACTTCAAGCGGGTCATATTTGATGAGGCTCACAATGCCCCTCAGGCTATCGCCCGTGCTATGCAGGTAACACTCAACAGCCAAGAGATAGAGGATGGACTAAAGTGCCCCTTCCCCAGAGGCTCTAAGGCTGATGAGATGTACGAGTGGAGGCTGTGGGCGTCCGCTGCGAGAGTGATGGCGGAACAGGCAATGCAGATTGCACTGGCTAGGATTACTGGGGTTGTGGATGTCAAGAAGTCCTGGGTTAAACACTACACCCACATGCGGAATCTGGTACGCCGTTTAGCAATCATCGCCACTGCCAGAGTCAACGAGTGGGTCGTGGAACAGGTTGACCAAGGCTACCAGTTTGACCCAATCAGGCCGGGCAGGTACGGGGAGGCTGCACTGTTACTGAGGATGCCCAAGGTCATCATGCTCAGCGCCACCCTACGCCCTAAGACCCTATTCATGTGCGGGATTGGGACCAAGGACTTCGTGTTCAAGGAGTTTGCCAGTGACTTTGACCCAGCCCGGTGCCCTATCTACTACGTCCCCACGATGCGGGTTGACAGTAGGGCGGGAGACTTGGGCCTGTTGTGGGCCAAACTGGACCAGATAATCGCTAAGCGCCGTGACCGTAAGGGTGTCATCCACACTGTCAGTTACGCCAGACGGGATGAGATAGCCCAGCGGTCCAGGTTCTTTGAGTCCATGATCGTCAACCCGAAAGGTGAGCCACCTACGGAGACTATCGAGTACTTCCGCGCTCAGGGTCCAGGAGCTATCCTTGTTAGCCCCTCTGTAGGGGAAGGGCAAGACTTTGCAGGGGATGACTGTAGGTGGCAGTTCTTGGCCAAGATCCCCTTTGAGCCGCCCAGCAAGATAGTCAAGGCGCGTGAGGCTGATGACAAGGAGTACAGGGGTTATCAGTCAATGCAGAAAATGGTGCAGGTGTTCGGGCGTGGGATGCGGAGTAGGGACGACTGGTGCGAGAACTTCATAGCGGACAGTCACATTGAGTGGTTCCTGCCTAAGTACGCTCACCTTGCGCCTAAGAGTTTCCACGGGTTCTTCAAGCGGGTGGAAGTGCTGCCACAACCACTGAACCTGTAATCATTACGGTGGACTATGACCAAACTTGAGACTGTCACATTCAGGTGCCGGGGGATTGACTGGCCCTACAAAGTCTGGTTGGACGATGGGGGATGGTACTGGTCAGTGGGGTCAGTGGATGGCACAGCGCAGGATGAACAAGAGGCCCACACGCTGGCCCGTAGGTGGATTAAGGAGGGGGTGAAGGGGGAAAGGAGAAACAGTGGGGAGGAGACACGGTAGTTCAGAAAACGATTATCACTTCCCATTCGGGCTGTTGAACATCATTTGCCTCTTCAGCCCAGTGGTCAAGAAACCGAGTAAGAGACGTGGAAAGTTACCAGCAGTTCCGGCTAAACGAGCGCACTAACGAGTTAAAGCGCCTGACACAACTTCTGAGGGAGACCCTAGAGAGAAGGTTCTGCCCAGACGCGGTAGTAAGTACCGCGATTGACAACCTGGACATCGAAATCACAATGCTGTCCAGAGACTTAAAGGAGATAGGAAATGGCAGTTAGAAACGCTCCTGCCCCAGTGGCGGGAATCAACTTCGGCTCCCTGGATATGTATGCCGCCGGCGGTGGCTTACCTGACGGGGACTACGTCCTGGAAGACTTGACTGTGCAGATGTATCAGGCACAGACACAAGCAGGTGTCAGCAAAGGACCGCAGCGGTTGGGCGTAATGATTACGCTCCGACCCCTCTCGGAACCGACGGAGGAAAACAAGCGGACTCAGTTCTACAGCATGGGCAGCAACGCTGATAAGAGTTTCGCCCCCAATCCTGAGACTGGCAAGGGGCTGGTTGCCATCCCCGGCGCACCGGCTACCAGCCTCAACAACAGCACCAACTGGGCATTGTTTCTGAAATCGCTGTACGACAGCGGACTGCCCAGCGGCATCTTCTCCAACGACCTCACTGTTCTGGATGGGGTACACGTCCACATGCAGAACGTGCCTGAACCTCCTGAACGCAAGGGGTTCGCGTCTGCTACGTCAGAGGCAGTGGAGGAACGGAAGGCCGGGTCAATCGCCATCGTTACGGAGATCAAGGAAGAAGGGAAGCCCTGGGAAGGTGGGGGTGGCCTGCCCGAAGTGAAGGCCCCTGCTGCGAAGACCGCTGCCAAAGCTCCTGCCCCCAAATCGGCAGCGGCCAAGGCCAAGCCCGCTCCCGCCCCTGTCCCTGAACAGTCTGGGGATGAGGATGTTCGCAGCGCCGCCATCAACGGTATCAGCACTGTACTGGAGAAGAAGCCTAACGGTTGCCCCCGCTTGCTTCTCCGCACGGAGACCTTCAAGGTTGTGAAGGAAGCCGTCAGTGAGGATATGGCGGGCGCCGTCATCAGCGGATTCTTCGAAGCTGGGACGGAGGATGCCCTCAGCGGTCTGCTGGGTGAACTGGGGTACCAGTTGGTCAGCGGCCAGATCAAGCCAGCGTAGTACTCTGCCGGGGAGTCCAGCGGCTCCCCGGCCACTTCCCCAGGAGAATTATATGTTGGAGTCTGACGTAAATCTACTATTCTCTATCGCCTACGCCTTGGACGACCGGCGTAGGATGAAGGGGCACAAAAAAGAAGAGGTGCCCCAACTGTTCGTAGTGTTCACTCATGAGGAGTTGGAGAGGTTGGCGGAAGACCTCAGGATCATGGCACAGCGCAACGAAGGTACGCCAGGGTTAAGGAGAGAAAGTGCACGCCACAAAGGTCACCGAACAGTATCCCCTGTTCCTGCCTGCTCCTAAGTCCCCACGGTCCAGTGGTATCCACGTCTCATCGCTTATTCGCTGCATTGCCACTGAGACTGGTATCCTCAAACCCCAGTGGGCTGAGGAACTGAGCTTGGTGGATGTTCGAGAGATCACGGACCCCACAGCCATCCTCCGTATCAATATAGGATTAGCGTGGGAGGAACACTACATCGCTGACATCCTATCCCAGTACGGCGTGACGGATCACCCCACTGAGTTGGAACTGGATGGGGTGTACTTAACTCACGATGCTGAGTCGGTGAGCGTAATCATTACGCTTGGCAAGGCTGTAGCTCACCTAGTCTGCCACGAAATCAAGGCCACCTACAAGAGCACCAAAACTGTGGGGGACTTGACTACTCAGTGGATGTGGTTGACTCAGATCAAGGCGTACTGTAAGGCTCTGAAGACTACCCACGCTGTACTGCACATCCTGTTCCTGTGCGGAGACTACACCTACCCCATCACCCCAGTCAGAGAAGTCTGGGAGATAGAGTTCACACAGGAAGAGATTGATGAGAATTGGACTCTGCTGACTGATTACAGAGACCACCGACTACTACAGGAGAGAAGCTGATGCTACCCCCCAGTTTTGCAAAGAGTGGATTCGTCCCCCCAGTCAACCTGGGCAACAAGATCAAGCTCAGGAACGGCCAGATCCTCAAGGGTCTGCTGATTGGCAGTGATGGGCTGACTGACACGGGCAAGACAGAGTTCACCCTGTCCACACCCGGCAACATCCAGATGATTTGTATGGACAGGAACTTTCAGGGCGTGTTCGACAACCCTTTGCCGCCACCCGTACGTAACCCTAACGTGGGGGTGAGGGTGTTCAGCATCCCCATGAACATGACAGCTAAGGTGCTGGACTACGCCGCCTACCACAAGGACGTGCGAGAGAGCTTCTACTCTGCGTTGGACAACCCCGAGTCCCAGGTGGTGGTGATGGACGGGGATAGTGACTGGTGGGAGCTACACGTCCTAGCCCACTTTGGCAAGAACACCCAGATTTACCCCCAGACCCGGTACGCCGCACCTTACGCGGAGAGACGTGCCATAGTCGCCCGCGCTTTTGACTCAGGCAAGATCGTGTACATGACCAACAAGGTTCGGGCTGGGTACATGACTGTGTTTGAAGAGGACGGGGTGACGCCCAAGAGGGACCCGATTACAGGGGATGAACTGAGACGCCCCAGTGGTCTGTTGGAGACTCAGGGGTTCAAGGACAGGGACTACTTGTACCAGATTTGGCTGAGGCACCTCTACAACCCTCCACACATCAACCTAATCACCAAGAAGGAAGTACCCGGCCAGTTCGGGGTGAAGCTCACCAAGTGCAAGCACAATATGAGTCTGGTTGGCCTGGAATTGTGGGGGGAATCGTGTAATTTCCGGGGGTTGGTGGAGTTGATCTACCCCGACGTGGACCCAAAACGGTGGGGATTCTAGGGTGAAAGTTATGGAATTGCACTACTTGGGGTGGTGGGTCAGGCACTTCCTGGGGGTCTGCGGGGGCTGGAACCTCAGCAATAGCTGCCCTTGGTGCTACAGAAATATGGTCAAGCGGTGGACGAAATGAATAAGTGCCAACTACTCCGAGTGGATATGACTGAATTGGGGCCACCCTTTAGTGACACTGGAACTGAGGGTCCGTTCAGTGAGCCCTGTGATGCAGGAACTTGCAGTAGATGCGGGTGGTGTTTAGAGCACTGCATCTGTTGTTACTTCGATGAGTACAGTACTTATGAGGAACCAGCATGATCCTGGTAGACTCCAGAATCGGCTCCCGTGAGCTACACCCCATTATCAAGCGTCTCGGCGTCCCCTGCGAACTGACTCAACTTGAGTACGGAGACGCCGCACTAGAAGGCAACGGGCCGGATGGCCCCATATCAATCGGGGTGGAGCGCAAGACTCTTCACGATATGCTGGCATGTGTAGAGGACGCCCGCTACTCCGCTCACCAACTGCCTGGGATGAAGGCCCTGTACGACAAAAGTTTCCTGATGCTTGAGGGAATGTGGGAGTGCGGCAACAATGCACTTCAAGGCGTACTTGTACAGGGGTTTAACCACGGCAACAGTTGGGGGCCACTCAGGACTGCTGGTAACCGGCAAGTGCTGTACTCCAAACTGTATCGTTACCTTGTCAGCGTGGCTCTGTCGGGCGTAATCATTACATATTCCAACTCCCTGACTCACACAGCACAGAACATCGTGGAACTGTACGGCTACTTTGGGAAGCAGTGGCGGCAACACACAGCACTGAGGGAAGTGCAGAAGCTCAACATCCCTGTCCTGGGACACGCCTCACTGTGTAGGCGATGGGCACAGGAGATAACTGATGTGGGAGTAATTCACGGTGAAGAGGCTGAACGGTTATTCCGTACAGGGTTACGGCTTGCCAATAGTGATGAGAGTGACTGGCTTAAACTTCCCCGGATTGGGGTTAAGACTGCACAGCAGATTGTGCGGGAGATAAGGGATTGGAAATGACCCCTCTCAGGGAAGCTGTAGCTAGACTCCGCAAGTCAGGTGATATAGTCACTGGCCCAGTAGTACTCAGTGCAGATTCGGGGCTGGATTCCGCCGACATTCTTGAGCAGGCTTTGGCCAGATCCTTTGAGCGCAACCAAAGGGTACTCAACTTGTACACACTATTCCCTAGTGAAGAGGCACCCTTGGTCATGCATAGACCAGATGGCAAGGTTCTAAAGCGTAGGCAGAGACCCAAGTAATGTGTCCCAACTGTGATAAGCCACACAAGCTGGTACCGCCTGACGGGCCAGAGGACTCTAGTGTGGCCTTTGTCGGTGAAGCGTTGGGAATTGACGAAGACAAGCGAGGGCAGAACTTCATCGGCAAAACTGGCCGTGAGTTAAACGATCACTACCTACCTCTTGCTGGCCTACGCCGCTCTGCTGTCCGTGTCCTCAACACTGTACCCTTCTTGCCCTGTACACCTAAGCACAAGTTGGACCCCAGCCGCCCAAAGCATCGTGACCTCATCAACTACGGTGCCAGTCTGTATCTGCTGCCAGAATTGGACCGTAATCATTACAGTCTGCTGGTGCCGATGGGTGCTGTAGCTTGTGGAGTGATAGATCCCAGTATCAACTTGGAGTTACAACATGGCATCCCCTGTCAAACCCCATTCGGCAAAGCCTATCCGATGTACCACCCTGCGGGGGGAATACACATGCCCAAAGCGATGTTGCACATTCGCACAGATTGGGCACGGCTACGGAAGTACTTGACGGGGAACTACACCCTGCCAGTGGACACCTACCCTAATCCTGACTACCAAGAGTGTGAGGACCCACAGCAGCTAGATCACTACTTGCAGGGGCAGGGCTGGG